GAACAACCGAAGGAACAACCGAAGGAACAACCGAAGGAACAACCGAAGGAACAACCGAAGGAACAACCGAAGGAACAACCGAAGGAACAACCGAAGGAACAACCGAAGGAACAACCGAAGGAACAACCGAAGGAACAACCGAAACGAGAAACTGGTGCGGTTAAAAATATAATTAGACTCAAATGAACGAATAAAAATAATTTGTACTATTATATTATGAAAACAAGAACTGTTTCCGAAACAAGAACTGTTTCCGAAAAAAAAAACAACAATTTGGGTATGAGAACAAAATCATGGGGACCTCCGGCTTGGTTTTTTCTAGATATTGTAACTTTCGGGTATCCTATTAAACCTACGGATGCACAGAAAAAACAGTACAAACAATTTTTTACTTCCTTAAAAAATATACTTCCTTGTGGATTATGTAGACAAAGTTATTCAAAATTCATCAAAGAACTTCCGTTAACAGAAAAAGTTCTAAAAACAAGAAAAAATTTGACGACATGGTTCTTCAAAATACATAATAAAGTTAATAAGAAATTAGGCTGCAAGGAAATGAACATGAAACAAATGAAAGATAAAATGAATTTCTACGAGTCTTTTAGAGCAAGTAAATGTACCAAAAAAATGGAAGGTTGTACAAAAGCTTACAATCAGAAAAAAGTACCTAAACGTACAAAAATAATAACAATTGATGATTACAGTGCTTTGGAAAAGTCAAACAAGATTTGACCACATAAATTCCGATAATGTATATATTCCTTTTTTTTTGTGTACATGTTTTCTTTGTGTGTATCCAATCGATCTGAAACGGTTAAATTTTGCAACATCGGATACTTCCGAATTATTATCATATATCCTTTTTCAACTCGATTGATCAAATCAATTTCTACAGACAATATAGTCTTTTTATTTTCTGTATAATTATCAATTTCTAGAATATAATCACTGAGTTCTGTTAGAATTCTATCGTAATTTTCCACTTTCAAAGTATAATAATTTTTTAGTTTATTATTATTTCCAGTGAGATCAAAAACATATTCGGAATATTTTTTAATATCTTTTCCAAACTCCGAAAAAATTGGAAGTTGTAGTCGCATACATTCAGATCGAATATAATCAAATTGGTGTAGTTTTTTAAATTTTATGAAAAAAGCAATTTTTAAATTAAAATTTCTAAAATATTGCACATAATTGTTATTGATTATTTCAACTGGTTCTGACATTATGATTATTTTTTCTTTTCCTTCTGTAATCACAGTTTCCATATCACACGATACATTGTCCCTTGATTTTTTATTCCCGGTGTCCCAATTGAATACTCTTTTTTCACATACGACTTTACATTCTCCGTTAGATATGTTCGTAAAAAAAACAGCTTTTTTCCCACATTCACATTCCATTTTACAAAACTTTAATCTGTCTAATTTCACAAACATAAAATTTTCTGAAAAAATATTTAAAGAATAATTTAATGAGTATAAGTAAAGGATGGGAGACAGTGTACTTTTTTTTCAAAAGTTGAATCTGGCAGAATTACGACAAAAAAATAAATTACTTGGGATTAAAAACTATTCGAGATGTAATAAATCTCAACTTGTCAAAAACGTTGTCACATTCTTATCGGCTAGAACTATACAGAGATGGTTTAGAAAAAAGATATCTTTCAGTGAAACATGTGCTATATCTTTGTGTAAGGTGAGATACCCTTGCTGGGCATTTCGAGTCCAGAAAGGATGGTTTCATTACAATTTACCTGACTTAGTAGATTATTTTCTCGTATCTGGTGATTTCAGAGAACCACAATCAAAAAGAGAAATAACAATAAAAGAACTGGAAAACTTGGATGATTTTGTAAAAAAAATAGGAATTCACAAAAGCAGTCTGACCTTTGCAAAGAAAAATACAAATCATTACCAACAATTAAAAAATAATGAAAATTACAGAGATGCTATAGTTGAAGAAATAAGAGACATTATTTGTTTGATTAGAGATAGATTAGATTCACAAGAAAGTGGCGTCGAACTTAGTTTCAATTTAGAAATTATTTACTTTCCCGCAATTCGAAACTACATGAAAGAACTACATAGACACTCGAAGAAATTTCTTCAAATGACTCTTAACGGTGCATTGAGTGTCATAGAAAACATTAAGCTAGACCCAAATGGACAGAAAGCAGTTATACGGTCCAATGTCCTCAAATGGATTAACAAGGAAAAATTGAGATTTTTTAAATAAAAAATTTTAAAACAACATTTTAAAAAAATTTTAAAACAACATTTTAAAAAAATTTAAAAACAACGTGTTTTTTTCAAAAAAATAAATACACTTGGTTTTTAAATACATCATTGATAAAACACAATGGATGCAGTAGAGTCGGGCACTTGCTCGGCAGAGTCATGTACTCACTCAGTAGAGTCGGGCACTTGCTCGGCAGAGTCATGTAATCTCTCAGTAGCGTCTGGTACTCACTCAGTAGCGTCTGGTACTCACTCAGTAGCTTCTGGTACTCACTCAGTAGCGTCTGGTATTTGCTCGGTATGTAAATATACAACTAAAGTGTGCATATGTAATAAAATGTGGAGAGAGTTCTCTAGTTTATTGTCTCTGAAAATCGATAATGAAAATGAACCAAGTCTTCTTACTATATCTACTATAACTCTAAACTTTAATCTATCTAATTGTGTTTTAGACATTGCTAAGATCACGGAGGCATTTCAAGAGACAAGTGTTTTCAAGCATATTTTATTTACCCCAAATGCAAAAAAAAGCAAGAACAAGGACATAAACAATGTGATGTTCAATCAATGTGAATTAAAAGGAGAACTCAGAGAATTCCCAAAGAAATGTAACATCGTTGGGTGCAGTAAAAAAGGATGTTGTCAAAAAAGCAAATTATCTCTGAAAGTATTTAAAAATGGGTCTTTCACGCTCACTGGACTTCGGAGCATAGACGGTATTCCAACTATAATAAGAACTGTAGATTACACCATTAAAAATTATAACGATGTTATTGTATTAAATGATAATTCTAAAAATTGTATAATGGAAAACGTCAGAATTTCAATGTTAAATACAAATTTTAGAATTAACAAGCAGATACGCCAAAATACCCTCAACAGTATTCTAAATAAACCGGAATACAATATCTCCAATGGAGGAAATATAAAAATGTCATCATTCGATAGAGACAAATACATAGCTATCAATGTGAAGTATATTTATAGAGAAAAAATGGAAAAGGAACTTGAAATAGCGAATAAGAAAAAGAAACTAAAAGAACTGAATAATCAAAAACCAAAAAACAAGGATCTTTTTCTAACTAGAAAAGGAAGGGAGAAATTACCTGGAGAAGTTACTCTTCTTATTTTTGGATCTGGGGCAATTATTCTCACTGGAGGAAAGGATCCTATTGAACTTATGAAAGCGTATACATTTATAAATGATATTCTAATCAAACACAAACAAGAAATCCAGATTATCTGATCTTGGACAACCCAACAGGGGATTCACTTATCAAATCACGGGGGTTTTGTGTGTCAGTTTGACCAGGCCACACACAATAACTATTTCCGTCCCCTGCTTTCTTGCATCTCACCCATCCGTTTATACCAGTTGGACCACAGTCAGGATCGGATTCACACTTTTGTAACTCTTCCTGTAAAGGAAGACTCCAGCCTGGTGGTTGTTTAAGCGTGTAAATTCTTCCCTTGTTTTCGTAATGAACCTCACACATACCGTAATCTTCATAAGTTTCTCCTCTATAGTAGTGATCACATGTCATACTTTTCTTTGGTTTTTTGGAGAACTTGTCAATTCCTTTACAATCTTGTTCTGTCTTACATGAGTCGGAACTCTGTCTCAAGGGTTTTCCATTGTTGTACTTATTTCCTAGTTCTATTTCTGGATAAACTACATCCGAACATGTTGGTCCTTGTTGAGAACCATATGTCCTATTATTGAATGTGAAACACACTTGATCGGACCCGCAGTCGGAATCTCTCTGACAAGATGCTCTTGACTGGTAACCAGAATATGCTAGATTACTCAAAGAATCAGCCAACTGATACTTAGCAGCAAGTCCGAGTAATTCTGTGCCATGTGGACTCTGTAGTAATTTACGCTGTTGTCCACCTTCCAGGCCTGTTATAGCTTGAATATACGCATTTATATCATTTGACGGCGAATAGTCGGTGAATATTTGTGCGGCTGGAAGACGAAACCCTAAAAAAGGTTTTCCGTTTGAGTAAACTGGAATATTTGAATTCATCTTATACTTTCCTTTTATTTTTTTTTTCGAAATTATTAAACCTTCAATTCGCTTTTTTTTTCATAATTCTTTTGAGGAGCTTCAATTTGAGAATCTTCAATTTGAGGAACTTCGTTATCTTCGTTATCTTCGTTATCTTCCTCAGATTCCTCAGATTCCTCAGATTCCTCGGATTCCTCAGATTCGGTTGTATTGAGTATTAAAGTGTCTATCTTGTTGTGAATTCTTCTAAGTTCCATAAACGTAATAAAAATAAAGACCATAGATATAAAAAACAATACAAACAATGGAATATCCATATATCAGTTTGTCAATATAAAAAAATATAACTGTTTACGCAACTAATCAATCAAATAATATGAAATGCAAGCCCATACCCCATGAAATTTATCATATAACTCGTCTGTAATTCTAGCAACAGATCCGTCTTTCTTCTGTCTCGAAATAATATAGTTAGGTTTTCCAGCGTCTCAACCATTTACTTTCTTATCCATGGTACATATATAATGTCAGTCTTGAAAATACTGTCATTCATGGATTCATCCAATTTATAAATAGCTTCTACGGGTTCTCCATTTTGCCCTGTCATACACTGTTTACACGTGGGAGGGCAAGTCGTGTTTCTGGACAACTCTGCACCATATGTACCGTGTTGCATCGAATCTGATTCTGTTTTGCCACCTACTACACAGTGAGAATAAAATGGATACTCGCTTCCTGCACCATGATATTGTAATTCCGATTGGGAGCAATTTCTACACAGATCATCGGTTTTCACACTTGAACACTTCTGTTTTCCCTGAATATAAGGTGAAACTCTATTTCGAGTTTTGCGGTCGAATTCCGATATAATCTTTTTGTATTCTGGATTCGGTGTCCAACATCCTTTCTCAATAAACTGGGAGCATTGTGTTTCAGGCATCCATCCTTTTGGATCAGATGGATCTTTTGAACAGAATGCAGGACAATCGATTGGATCGACTACACGATTTGTTCTGCATTTTTCGGGATATTTTGGATCTTCTTCACAATCTATGAGTCTACTTTCCGTGTCAATGTTTTCTTCTCCAAGAACACAATGACCATACATTTTTTGACTGGGGTTATCCTGAATTCTGCATCCTTTACAAAGATTTCGATCCGATTGGATTTCTTCGTTTAATTCCCATTCTGTACAAGGTCGCCAGGCATCTTTTTTAATTTCTCCTGAATTATATGTACAGTTACAAGAATATCCCCAGTCGTTTATATTACTCTGTGGTCTAGGTGGTGTTAGTATGCACCCAGGACCAGCTAGATCTTCCCCACTCCCAGTGCCTGTGAAAGAGCCAAAGTCCCCCTCTGGTAAGTTACACGGAGGAGAATATTTTCCCTTCGATCTAGTATACGGTTCTCCAAGACTCACGGGTAACAGTCCATTTCCATCCCATGGGGAAACTTTTGGCCCTCCCCACCCGTCTGGATTCTTCTGTGAAGGAGAAGCCTCTAGATATTTTGGTCCGAGTTTCAAATCGGGAAAATCCCATGCTCCAGTAAAATTCGATCCACCTCCCCACATATATTTCGGATTCTTGTAATACTTCGATCCAAGGCATCCTCTCAAACATGTAGGGGGGCCTTTTCGAGAACTCTTTCCATCGCCTGTTCCTCTGTTGAAAATCCCACCTACATCTAGTCGATTACATACACTATCTGTTAGGTCCTTGTCCTCTTTCTTGAGATCAGCTTCTGTTAGAGACACACACCCGGGTTGTTGTCTTGGATAACACATATTTGGACTGTTTTTATCAATAACACTGTAAGATATCCACTGACACTTTGGATCTGCACTGCAAACTTTCATTCCTTCTTCTTTCCCAAGATAAGAAACATCTGGACAGAATTTTCTGTCTGTTATATCACATAGTGTAGGAAGTGGTCCCCCGTATTCGTAGTCTTTTTTTTCTTCTATACTGAGAAATTTTTTTTTGTTATTCTTGCATATATAGTCGGGAATTTGCTGTGGATCTTTTAACACTTGTGGTGTACAATTCATTATAATAACGTAAAATAAAAAGATTTAAAAATAATATAAATTGTATTATAAAGATGGTCACACTATGTATACCTAGAAAAGATATACGGTTCATTTACAATAAAGTCAAGGGTGATAGAGAATGGGGAGGATATTATATTTACAACAAATCCAAAATAGTAAGAAAAACATTTAAAGGAGAGGAAATGTCGGTCAACGTTCCTATTCAGGATTTTTATAATATCCATTGGCATACTCATCCTTATGATCTAATCGAACATAACATTACTTCTCCGATTCAAATGCCAAGTGTGGAAGATATAGCAATGACATCCTATAAATATTTTATGGATATTCCACTTGGAAGAACAAATCTAATACACGTCGTTTTCACAACAAATGGAATATACGTTCAGAAACCGATACCAGAAATACTTGATAATTTTTTCAAGACTCCTAGATACACGATAAAAACAGAAAAAAAATCGGATATAAAAACCGACAAAGGATTAGCTATATGGGAAAACAAATGGTATAATCGTTTCGAAAGAGAAGCGAGTCATTTTGGAGTTGACATAGCTGGGGTATTTTGGGACGCGAAATATAATAATAAAACACAGACAACACAAGAAACATTTAAAAAAGCATTTGAAATAGAAAAACAATTCTTTCAAAAATGTGAGGAATTTGGTGTAAAAGTGACAAAACTAACAAATTGGAATACCTTACTGAAAAAAGGACTATGTGTAGAATACTAAAATTCAGTACTAAAATTCAGTACTAAAATTCAGTACTAAAATTCAGTTCTAAAATTCAGTTCTAAAATTCAGTACTAAAATTCAGTTCTAAAATTCAGTTCTAAAATTCAGTTCTAAAATTCAGTTCTAAAATTCAGTTCTAAAATTCAGTTATAAAATTCAGTTCTAAAATTCAATTCTAAAATTCAGTTATCTCTCTTCCATTTTCATCGGTATAAGAATAAAATGAGACGATATTTGGAAAATAGTAATTAGTTATGTCAGATACTTTATTCATTTCTAGAGAAATTTCCTTTTCGTATAGTATCTCCCATGTGAGATCGTTGCTACAGTAATACCTACTTATACCTTGATTATCCTTAAGTTCCCTCTCAATATAATCCATGTTGGATATACAATCTGACAACTTTTCCATCAATTCTTTTGAATTTTCATTTTTTATATTATCTATCATTTGTTTCATTTTAACCAGAATTTCAAGTGTTAGATCATACAAAAATTTAGCTTTCGAGTATTGGTCATATGCTGCATTTGCTATTTTCCAATAACCGTAAATAGTTACCAAACTTGTAGAGACGTTATAGATAGCCAGTATTGACTCCATACGTACACTCAATATATTATTCTAGTTTCAATGCAAATTAATTTTTCATAATGATCATAATTTTTCATAATAAAAAATATATTATACGTTTAACATGTTTCTAAATGCCAAATCAGGAGTAACGCTGTATGACGATAGAAATTTCATTGCTGACCCAAGAAAAGAAACAGTCAAAAGGTCATGGGATTTTTATGGAAACGATGGGAAAAAATTAAAAACGCACAATAAAGGAAATTCCATTCCAAGAAATGATGGAAAATGGGAATCTGGATTCTTAACCGGAAGAGCGATAGGTAATGATGAATGGGATGGAAAAATCAAAAAAATTAAAGTTCCAGTTGGAACATGGGCAACAGTCTCGGATTCACCTGTCTGTTCTCAAAATTACATTGCTCCCAATGACAACGGGACATTAAACGTTTACTGGGGGATAGAAAACAATAAAGAAAACAATAAAGATAAAAATGTATTTGGTTCGGATTATGCTTCTATTGAATACGGTAACAAACTGAACAACCGTTCTAATTTAAGTATCAAGGACAATGAAAATATTGCAACGAAATGTGCAAATACAAAAGATCTAACAAATAAACCGGATGAGTATAAAAAAGGAGATGAAGAATGTTACGTCTCCATGACAGCAAAAGATGGCAAGGGAAACTGTGTTCGGTCTGGACTTCATCTTGGATCGTATTGTCAATTGGGAGACAATATTTCAAGTCAGATATGTAAAGAAGCATGCGATGGTGTTCAGCCAAACGAAGATCCAAAAAATGATGGATACTGTATATGGGCCAAGGAGAGATTATGTAACAAGGGCATCGATGATACTTGTAAAGGAGATACCAAGTGTGGTAAACACTGGGTTACTGATAAAGACACGTGTACTATTCTTTGTGGAGATCCCGAGAGTCCGAATAAGAAATGCACCATTGGATGGATGAATTATTGTTCCGATCCAGCAGTTTTCCAAAACCCTGAAAACAACTGCCAGGGTGTGTTACAAAAGATCCAGGAAAACAACGGTTTCAATCTTTCGGTTATTAAGGAAACATGCAAAGACAATATTTTTACTGGAAAATGCAAGAATCTGTGTACACTTGAACCCAACCAAAAAGATACCTCCAAAATGGGTACTTTCGATGAATGGTGCACATCGCAGAAAAAAAACTTTTGTTCAGACCCAAAAAATTTAACAACTCAAGAATGTCTTGAGTTCTCGAAATTGAATCCAGATATAATGAAAAAAACGCTTGTGGATTTCTGTACAAACGTGAAGGAACTTGAAGACATGAACAAACCCGTTTCGTCTATGAATTTGAACACTGGAAAACGTGCTGATCTTAACATGTCTAACTGGTGTGGGTGTCTGGCTCCAGAAGTATACTATACTGCATACGAAAAAAATGTGGAAGAAACATTAAATCTTAAAAAATTTGAATTATCGGGTATTGGTCTTCTCGGTAATAGAGCTTGTTATGGTGAATGCAATATAAAAGGTGCACCCATTCCATCTGGTTACTCAAAAGACTGTCCAATTTGTATACAGACAATTATAAACAACATTGGAAAGTTGGACAAATCCAAAATCCAACAGGAACAGATAGGAGATTGTGTAAGATCAATCAGAGAAAAAAAAGATAGCGACGTTAAACCACCGGGTGGCGACGTTAAACCACCGGGTGGCGACGTTAAACCACAGGGTGGCGACGTTAAACCACCCGTTGTGCCTGTTGTACCCGGTGGCGACGTTAAACCACCCGTTGTGCCTGTTGTACCCGGTGGTGACGTTAAACCACCGGGTGGTGACGTTAAACCACCGGGTGGTGATGTTAATGTAAATAATTGGAAGTATCTTCTTATTATGCTGATTGTACTAGTTATAATATTTGGATTCATGTTTTCTGTTGCAGTATACACAAAAAAGCCCATACAACCTTTTATGATGTCTATGTTCAAAGGTTTTAAATTTTGAACGGTATGTTCAAAGGTTTTAAATTTTGAACGAGTATTTCGATTTCTCAGGTGCCATTCCAATTGACAGTTTACTCTGGTAATCTGCCCATTGGTTATGTTCTCTTTTCACATGATAAACATTCAATTTGATTTTTTTTCCCATAGAGTCAATGATCTTCTTGTAATTCCTGAGATGAGTATAATTTATCTTCCACGCGCCAGTTACCTGTGAAACCACCAACTGAGAATCCATGAACACTGTTAACTCTTCGCATTGTGAAGATATAGCATGTTCCATTGATCTAATTAAACTTGTGTACTCAGCATCATTGTTAGTAGGAAACTCAATACCTTCACGATTTGGAAAGATTTCTTCATAATATGCGAAACATGGTTTAGATATATTATTTTCACCATTGGTGATATCTACGAGTTGATTAGGAAAATACCAAACAATTCCTATACCAGAACGCTTTTTATTTGAATTACAAGCTCCATCTGTGTAACATATCATGTGTTTCGCAAATTGAATACTGTTTTTTGACATTTTATCTTTAATAACTCTTTTTTTTTTAAACCGTTTAAATAGTTTTTGTTATGTTTTGGTGTTATAAATTTTTAAAATTTAAAAATTTTCACATAGTTGTCGTGTATAGTTGCCGTGTACAATTGTATAAAAACGGTATAAAAAAATATATTTTATGTGAATATGAAAAGATGAGTTCATCAGAAGAAAGTTACCGTAACTTTATCAATTCGTTAAATGTAGAGGAGTTATCAAAAAGTTTAGATGACCTTCTAACTAAAATTGTACCCAAACAAGATGAATCTTTAGCTAATATGCTCTTATTTGGAATGGAACATTTCAAATTCGATGAAAAAATCGAATTCAATCAATCTGAATACCAAAAACAGTACTATAAAGGGCTACATAAAATAATTGTATTACACCACAGATTTATGGAAGAAAATCTACTAACAGACAACGTGTATAAAATTAAATTTAATAAACTCTTTGAAATATTTCATTATTGGGAATTAGCTATTCGGGCACTGTGCAGGGTAAAAATTGCATCAAATCCGGTATACGATAGTTCAATGAATACCGACATTGGACTTGCGAGGTTTACAATTATAACACCAGAGAATAACAGCCCTTATCAAAATCTAATTCTTTATCTTCTAAATTGTCTAACAGAAGAAAAATTGAGAAAACAAGGAAATATGTGTATGGAGAGGGTATATACAAAAGAAGGATATGATACACATGCATGGGTTCCAAAAATGTCATTTAAAGAATTTGTGTATTCTAGGGCAAGCAAAGACTTCAATCATCAACAGTGGCACAATCTCACATCAAATGCAAGTAACGCGAAAAATGCAATCAGTTATCTAGAAGATGTACGCGATCCACAATTTATCGATGTAGTCAAGGACAGACATTTATTTTCATTCAATAATGGAATTTATGAGACATGTGTTTACAATACAGAAAAAGAAATTTACGAAGATAAATGGTATGCATATGAACCAGAAGAGAATGAGAATGACGCGCTTCTTTTGGATTCGAAGCGTGTAGCATGTAAATATTTCGACACAGCTTTTATTTATCATAAAAACTCTGACTGGTACGACATTCCAACACCATATTTCCAGAGTATTCTCGATTATCAAAAGTTCCCACAGGACGTTTGTCGTTGGTTATATATTCTCGTTTGTGGGAGAATACTTTACAATGTGAGTGAGATGGATGAATGGCAAGTTATGCCTTTCCTGAAAGGAAAAGCCAAGTCCGGTAAAAGCACAATAGTGACAAAGGTGTCAAAAGAGTTTTACCATGCTTTGGATGTGGGAGTACTTTCAAATAACATTGAGAAAAAATTTGGTTTGTCTGCTCTGAAAGATAAATTCCTTTTCATCGCCCCAGAAATCAAGGGAGATATCGGACTAGAGCAATGCGACTTCCAGACAGTTATCTCGGGTGAAGACACTTCCATTCCTGAAAAATTCAAAACTGCTGGGGCGATGAGATGGGTTGTTCCTGGAATTATGGCTGGAAACGAGGCCCCGCAATACGAGGACAACTCTGGAAGTATCTCTCGTCGTTTAATCGTGTTTAATTTTAAGAAGAAAGTCACGAAAGCGAACACTCAATTAGGAAAGAAATTAGCAGAGGAACTCCCCAGCTTGCTAATGAAAGGAAATAGAGCTTACATGGAAGCCGTCCACAAATATGGTAAGAAAGATGTATGGGACAACGTTCTTCCTGTTTATTTCAAGAAAACACAAGAAGATATGGCTGAACAGACAAATTCTCTCGCTCATTTCCTCGCTTCGTCGAAGTTGGTATTTGGACCAGAATTTCATTGTCGGTACAAAGCTTTCCTACAGGCATTTAATGATCATGTTCGAGAAAATAATCTGTCTCCTCATAAATTTACAGAGGATTATTATAGTTCTGTTTTCGAGGAACGTAAAATAGAATTCGAGGCGAGATCATCAAAACTTGACCTTGTAACTAATAGGAAATACACATGTGCTTGGTTGGTCGGTGTTAATCTTGTTGTTGAAAAAGACATGCAAGACGACCCACATGATGATCTTGAATATAATCTGTTAAAATGAATTTAAATGAACGTAAAATTAAAATAGACCATTTAATAAAATTAAAATAGACCATTTAATAAAATTAAAATAGACCATTTAATAAAATTAAAATAGACCATTTAATAAAATTAAAATAGACCATTTAATAAAATTAAAATAGACCATTTCATATTAAATTATTTATTATATGTGTGTGTATTTTCCAGATCGTTCCCACAATCAGGGCATTTTTTAGTTGTGTCCAAACAACCTTTAATGCACTGATTATGATAACAATGGAAACAATTTAATACAATAGTGATTTCTTTTGGATCGGTAAAGGAGCACTGGCATATAGAACATACTGAGCCTTCATGTATGGATTCGTACATACAGCCCGCAATAATTTTATTCAGAAGATACTTAAAATCACCGAGTTTCTTATTCTCTAGAATTTTTTGTCTCTGTTTCAGTATTTTATTATCCTCTTTCAGTTTGAGAAACATAGTATCGATTATTCCACAGACAACTTCAAGTTCCTCTCTTTTTTCCTTTTCAACCGAGTACTTTTTTTGCAATTTTTGTAGTTTGTCGGTTTTCTTCTCGAGCATCTGTTTCAAAACATTTAGATTATCATTAATTTCCATTCGTTTTACACTTTTTTTTTAGAAAGTTCTTCTTATATACGTTATTTTTTTCTTCGGATTGTAAATAATTTGTTCAAAAATTATAGATATTATTATCACAGATGCAAATTGCGCGATGAGAGTATAGTTCCTGGTGCATGAACCATGGGTTGTAATTCCCGCAGTGCGGGCAAAATTGGATCTGCATCTGCACGTTGTTGTGTGATAATACAAAGCGAGACTGATCCGCGATAAGAACTCGATTGATGCCCTTGACAATCTTGGCGATGCGCGACGGCTCAAACGCGAAGCGACAAATAATGGTCGTGATATCCTCAGGCAGGGAGAGCCCTTTGTAACTGTACATAGAAGGCATTTTAGAATGCTTATTTCAACGCCTAAATGTATGCTGTTTTATGTAATTGTTTATATGTTTTATTCCACAAATATTTATTTTTTTGCAAAAAAAAAGAAACATATTTTTTTCAGGAGTATATTCAGGGGTATACAGCAAAAATAAAAAATTTGTACTCGCTCACAAATCATGTTTCGGATATTTTGTAGATGTGATTTTTTTTCTTTTTTTTTTCTTTTTTTCCAGATTTTTTTTTGCGCAAAAAAAATATTTTTTTTCCAAAAAAAAAAAAAATTCAATTTTTTGATGTTTTTTTATTATACTCTAAATTGTGTCATAACTTTTTTATTCTCTTCAGGTGTCTGAAAAATCATGAATCACACAAATTTTTTTTTGCGCAAAAATCGCGAAAACCGCTTTTATTTGAAATTCACTTTTTTTTCGGAGAGTGACTCTCTTCAAAAAAAATTGAAAATGAAAAAGTCCATTTTAATCAAAAATAAGGAAAAAAAAAATAAATTCTATTTTATTCTATAAAAATATCCGTATAAGGGTATCTGTATTTCAAAAAAACACAGTAACGATTGTTACACAATTTTGAAAATTCCAACTTTCGAGGAAATATTTTTCCCTCTTTTTTCGGCGAAAAATATTTTTTCAATGGATCGTTGGTGTCTTATACAATTCTCGGAAGAAATTTATAAGAATCTGTAAAATTTAAAAATTTGTGTGTTGTCGAAAAAAAAGACAAAAGTGAATTTTTTTTTGGAAAAAAAAAAATATTTTTGCGCAAAAAAAAAAATTTAATTTATTTTAAGGAATTTCGTCCTTTTTTTTATTTTATTTTTATCATTTTTTTAATACGATAAACATACAAACATGTAATCTATTATGCACAAATGATGTATTTTATTTTAACCTTCAATTTTTTCACCGGCTCCTAAAAACTTGAAAAAAAAAGGGTATGAAAAATAAAAAAATTCGCAAAAAAAAAATCGTGAAAATGAAGGGAGCTCCCTTAATCTTTTTTTGCATTTTTACGAAAATTTAATGGAGCTCCCTTACCTTTTTTTTTTAAGGTTTTCAAAAACAGAGGGACCACCATTACGTTTTTTGATCATATAAATTGTTTTTTAAAGTTTCTTTGGAGACAGTTTATTAAGGTTATAAAAAAACAAAAATACATAAAAAACGGAAATGAAAAGAACCCTATCGGGTAACTGTGAAAACGATTTTAAGAAACTTAAAATTAACGAAAATTTAGAATCTGAAAAGAGAATAGGATACCTAAAATGGGACGAGTATTTTATGCTATCGGCTAAACTTGCATCAGAAAGATCAAAGGATCCTTCGAGACAAGTAGGCTGTGTTATTGTTAATAAAATGAATAGAATAATAGGTTCTGGTTACAATGGGTTCTGCAATGGAATTTCGGACGATATTTTGTCATGGGCAAAAACATCCGAAAATACACTAAATAATAAATACCTATATGTTTGTCACGCTGAACTGAATGCTGTTTTGAACTGTAGTGGAGACACTAGAAATTCTACAATGTATACGACATTGTATCCGTGTTCTGAATGTTGTAAAACTATTATTCAGTCTGGAATAAATAAGGTAATTTATGCATCAGAACCAGATTGGTCAAAGGATATATACATTGCTTCCAAAAAAATGTTTTCCATTGTTGGAGTAGAAACTACAAAATATACAGGAAAGACAGAGCTTACTCTTAAAATGTAAAAAAAACATAAATTAAAATATTTTTTATGTGTATAAATGGAAAGGTACCGCAACTATTATATAAAAACAAGTTCGGGAAAATACGTGTGCTACAAAGACACTAATCCAGGAACTGAACTCGGTTTATCTCAAGTTCCAACTGAACTTGGTTTATTTAAATTCATTACATTGTTGACATGCAACACTGATATGGTTGGAATCAAGATGGGGGAACGCGACACTGTTCTTGAGTTAACCTTTGATAAACAAAGAAAAGGGAGATTTAGTTTTTCGGTTAACGATGCAAACTATAAACAAAATTGCTGTTTTACATTAGACATAAAAAAAGATGGGAAATACAGTATATCCCAAGATGGATTGTTTCTTGCAGAAAAAAATGGAATTATTTTGTTTGAAAAAAATGAAAGCTTACTCGAACTAATTCCTGTAAAAATTGACTTTGTTCCTGGGAAAATACAGGCAGATACAATTTCAAGACTTTTTTCGAATAAACCGTATATACTTAAGATTAAAAACATGGATCTTTTTCTTGGAGTTGATGAAAACGGTAACTTGATACTCACTGATAAATTTGACAGGACAAATAAAAACACACAATTCGAACTAAATGAACTAAAACAGAGTTTTATACAGTCTCTGAAACTGTATAGTATCAAGTGTGTATCAAATCAAAAATATCTAAATTCCAAATTGAAGGTTTTAGCCGATAGTATAGACGTCAATAACATTGATGATCTTTTTGCTATATCACATGCAAATTTTTCAAGTAATACTTTTTGGATAGAAAACAACGGAAGGGCGTTAATGGGATTAAAGGATAAAAGAGTTCAATGGTCTGGAAAAGATTCTGATCCCCAGGACCCTTTTGTATTATTTGAGTTCATAGAAGCATATACAGAACAGTTTGAGAATATTGTACTTGATCAAAGTAAAAAATATTCAATAAAGTTATCGGGATCTGATAAATTCGTATCTTTAGAAAAAGACACAGCAGTTATGAAAACTGAAAAGCAAGTTTTTCAAATATTACCTATCAATGATAAAGTGTATGCTATAAATATAATAAATACAGACAAGTTTCTGAATTATGACAAAGAAATAATTACTTCTGTGTCAATAACGATAGATAAAATAAAGAATGAGACTGATTATGAAAACTATACATTCATTTTCACACCAACAGAAAATCCTACTGTTTTTGTTATACATGACAACTCTGAACAGAGTTCATTAAAGGTCATGGAAAACGGATCGTTATCGATGAACTTTAAGGACTTTGACACATTTGAATTCGTGGATGAAACAGGAAAACAAGCATCGACGAATTATTTCGATGAAAACATTGAGTATATGATAAAATCCAGTAGGAACGATATATGTTTTAGTGCCCAAAATGACGACACTCTAAGATTGTTTGGAAATGAAAGAGAAAGTCGTTACTGTTTTCCGGAAAATAGGTTCAAAATGGTAAAGTGGGGAGAATATTGGAAAATAAAATCCATTAAAACTGGAAAATGGGTGTCTGCTGGAACTTTTATCCACGATATGCCACAGGTAAATATAAAATATCCAGTGGGTGTGTTTATTAAAGACATAAATAAAGAAAGAGACGCTAAAAACGAAGGAGATATTATTTACAACAGTATATTCGATATACAAAAACTACAGAATGGAAATTTTAATATAATAGATATTCCAAGTCAGAAAATCTGTGTGAATTTTCCTTCAAATGAACAAGATAAGGTTAGAAATGACGATTGTGAAATGTCAGAATTTCAGATAATTCCATTAGATTCTCCTGAAAATTTCGAGTCAATTCCTGTAGACAAATTCAACTTTAACTTTTTCAAACTTAGTTTAATTTTAATCGCACTCTTATTTATTATTGTTTTAATTGTTATCTTTGTTTTTTAATTTTTTTCATAAAGCAGTTTAAAAAAACACTTTACATAATAAAAAAAGGGGATTGTTTGGGAACATGAATGCGATTTTTGGAGATGTAAACTTTTTTCACAAAGATAAAATTAATTGTGAAGACACCATTGAAACGTGTGAAAATGGTAATCCTACTAATAATTCTGTTAAATGGCCTTCTCTGTGTAGACTAGAAATCGATAAACTTGTAAAGGACAAGATTTCGTGTCACGTTCTTAAGACAACGACGTGTCCTGTTTTTAAGAAAAAGATTGTGTTTTTTAGAAAAAATCGACGGAGGACCAATCGTCAAAATATTCATACTTACTTTCTTCGAAACGATACTTACTTCTATTGTTATTGTGTTTATAATAATTTCAAACACACTGATGATCTGTTTTTCGAGTATTATTCAAATGATTTTGAAGCTTTTGATAGTATGTTTGAAAAATGGATTCGGCATGTAAACGAAACTTACGAGAAAGAAAATTCTTACTGCACAATTATGTGAATTTATTTTATTTTATTTTATTTTATATATATACAAATGAATAAAAACGAAATAATTAGGAGTAGTATTTCTGCTGTAATTTTAATTTTGTTATCTGTTTTTCAGGCTATTACATTAGATTTTGGTATGCCTCTAAAAAATATGATTATACCTATAGTTATTAATTCTATTGTAATTGGTTATGCAATTGGAATTAATACTCCAAAAGATGCTTCTGAATCGATAATTCATGGTTTAATTGTAAGCTTTGGTGTATATTCTGTTATGTACTCTTGGCTATATTCGGTTGGATTCTTTACAGGTTCGGGTTCTTTGGCTCTGTTCCAGTTCGGTGTTAGTGTATTTGCTGGTATGATAGTAAATTTAATTACAAAAGAAATTTCTAACGTTGTATTCAAACCTTGAGATTCATAAAAATTGTTTTTTTTTGAATAAAAGTATTTAAAGAAATAAAAAGGTATATATTAAAGAAGAAAAAAACAAACAAAATTCGAATAATTTTATAAACAAAATTCGAATAATTTTATAAACAAAATTCGAATAATTTTATAAACAAAATTCGAATAATTTTATAAACAAAATTCGAATAATTTTATAAACAAAATTCGAATAATTTTATAAACAAAATTCGAATAATGGACGCTATATCTCAGTAGGCAGAGAGTGTGACTGTTAATCACAAGGTCGTCGGTTCGATCCCGACTAGTGTCGCTAAATTATATTCTATATGTCTCGTGTGGTCTAATTGGATATGGCGCTGGCCTTCTAAGCCAGATGTTGCGAGTTCAATCCTCGCCACGAGAAATATAGTGTATAACACGAGAAAAACTAAACAACTCTCCCCAATTGGTCTTTTTTAGACCAATCGGGGGAAGTTCCCCTGCTTCGTTAGCACAGTGGCAGTGCATCACACTTGTAAATATGTCAATGTGAAGGTCTGGGGTTCAATTCCCTAACGAAGCAAAAAAGCGCATATGGTGAAATGGTTATCATACAGTGTTTCCACCACTGTGTTTCGGGTTCGATTCCCGGTGTGCGCAAAGTGCGTATGGTGAAATGGTTATCACACGGTGCTTATGACGCCGTTTCCTGGGTTCGATTCCCAGTACGCATATCGGCGTGTATGCCCGAGCGGTTAAGGGGGGTGACTTAAGATCACTTGATGAAAATCTCGAGAGTTCGAATCTCTCTGCACGCAAAATACATTATTTTAAAAGTGCGTATGGTGAAATGGTTATCACACGGTGCTTATGACGCCGTTTCCTGGGTTCGATTCCCAGTACGCACATTTAATGTAATGTTTTTATATTAAAAAAAAAATATGTTTTATATTATAAAAATGGAAAACTTAAAGCATTTTCTTCAGTCGGAAACAACAAGACAACGTTCTCGTTCTGAAATAAGTGTTAAGAGTTATATCCCTTTTGTACATAATCCTCATAAACACATTGATCTCCAAAATGTCAATAATGTCATTTTCCCTGGAACGACTTATCTAATTGGTGAAGATACAACAAAACGATAATTTAAACAAATTAAAAAAAAACAAATTTAATTTATTGATCTATTATATTATGGATTCTTTTCAAAATAAAAACATAACAAACCCATGCAACCAAACTGGTTTTGGAAAAGTGATGCCAGAATATATCATGCCGTCTGGTTATTCTAAGGGAATGGTCCCGTTTTATGGACCAAAGCTTACACAAAATATGAATGGGACTGGTCTCGATGACAGTACTCATTATAGACAGAAATTAGCTGGCTTTACTGGAACAGATGAAGAGTATCGTCATAAGAAAGAAACAGGGAGTCTGTTTAAACCCACCGAACAGATAACAGGATTTGTATTTGGATCTCCTATTACACGTCCGGAAATGGACAGATACAATACCTGGTTACGTAACGGAGAAACACCAGTCGAGAGAATCCAGGTTGGAAAAGGTATTGGGTTGGATTACGACTCTCCCGGGGAAGGGGGGTTTCATCAATTTACTAGAGTACTTCCGTCGAACGTTAGTGATTATAAACGAAATCAATTAGAAAATAGAGTTAACGTCGGGAAACATGTTGTTAATTACCCAACGTCAAATCCAAATGTTCCGAAAAATAGACCAAGCAATGTTTATACAGATGAAAGATATCCAGCTATGCCACTTGGGGCGGCACTTACGGCGCAGTCTGGAAACTTAACCATCACTGATCATAATTCAGTTGTTGATAGAGGAACTTTAACAAGAGAAAATAATACTAATTTTACAGGTGTTGCTGTGTCTCATGTACCAAAGGGTACTGAAAATACTGTACCCGAACATTCGCGCAGCAGACGTGTCCAAATATCGACGTTAGATAAAACAATTGGATCTCAACATGGATCTAAGGCTGGAGTAAACAGACAAGGATATTATGTATATGACACACATAGAGGAAATACAAATTCCCATGTTGCAAATTTGTCTGGTACAACAACTGGTCAACAATGGCACCCAAATTCGTTCGAAGATTCACAGAAAGTAACCCGTAAACAAACAACAGTGTATTCACACAATGGAGTTATTACTGGTAAAAAACAAAACACAAGCAGATACCAATTTGAAGGAGAAGCTACTGGACCGTTTGAAGGTACTGAATATTTCGACGCTAATATCCAACCAGATCTAAAATTAAAACCAATACAGCAAACAACAACAAAACATAGAAAAGGAGGATCGTCTTCAAATAACCTTAGGACTTCAACTATGGTTGTAAACTATATTAGAAACCCAGGAAACAATGTTCCTGATAATAAAGCTGAAATTGTAGTTGGAAAATTTTCTTATAAAAATATTAGAGAAACACCTGTGAAATCTTTTGATATAGGAGCGTCGTTTTACAAGAAAGGAATAACTGAAAAAATGATGGGAGAAACCACTATTAAAAATACACGATCTATAAAATCTGATCGTGACACTATTGATAGTAATTTGATATTATATAACAACCCACTGTCGATTCATTCGGAGAATCACAATGCCTCGATTCCTGGGTTTTTCAAGCCAACAAAATCATCTGTCTATACAACAGAGCATATCACGACAGTATGGAAATGATGTCTTTTAATTGTAAACAAGTTTTCTTACCTGAAACTTAAACTCAGATACATCGAAATATACACTTTTATCGTTTTTATTGTATACGATACCGTATGGTATAAAATCGTTAAATTTAAAAATAGTAACATAAACGTCCCGAAACCATTCTTCGGTTTCGATTTCCGAGAAAAAAATCTCGCTTTTTTTGTTTAGTTTGCTGTTGTTGTTTTCATCGACACCTAAATTCATATGGATATCTATGTGGTTTGGGATAAAAATAGACCGATTGAGAGCATACACGTGATTTGTTCTTGCTAGAACTTGTTTGAATTTTACAACACGTATAATATTAAAATGATTCATGTTCTTACTATTATTTTTTTCTTAATTTTTTTCTTATATCGTTTTCATTAATTTACCACTCTTACGAATCCAATTCATAAGTTCCTTCCCAGAAACAATCTTACAATTCTCGTCTCCGTTCAGAGGATGAAACAGTATATACGGTAAATTATTTTTGTCAAATTTTATATGATCTTTCTTACTATTTTTCCAATATTCGAAAATATTAAGTGTGAGAGACCCCCGTATTTTCTTTAATTCGGATATTAATTGACGATAAGAAATGTATTCGCTATTGTACTTGAATTTATTTGGAAAAAATTGAGTATAGAAAAATTGGCCTTTATTCCAGCTGTAACTTGAATCTAAGACGCACCCTTTATCAAACATACTTACAATTGTTTGAAAATGGTTTTTTAAAATATCCATCGCTGTGTTTTTATCGGTATCGAAAGTGTCTCCTTCTTTTGACATTTTAAATTGTTCTTCCACTGATCCATATTTTGACATATATTTTGTAGCTGTGATTTTATTCTTATTCCCAATAGACGGTACTCCATCGCATCTGAGAACAGGTGAACATTTGTTTTTCCTATCGAAAAAATTGGAAAACGTGAACTCGTTTGCGAACTTGATCCAGTCATCTGGATAACATATATCACCGAGTTCTTTTTCCATTTTTTTATTATGGTAAACTGTTCTATGTCCATGTGTTGATTTAAAATAACATTCTATTAGATAGACAATAGCCCCTCTTGCACAATCGCTTTGTATCGAATCTGAAATTATTATATCTTTTCGAAGGATATCTAGATAACAAGGATTTATCTGTATAACGTAAGTTCCTTCTAAACAAAATACCAAATGGCATAAGTTACCTTGTAATCCTAGTCGTATGCATTCTCGCATATCCTCTCCAGAAGGAGAAGCGAATATACATTTTTCTGATACATAATTCGAAAGATTGTGTGTATGCATGTTCACCAGAGATGGAATCGATTCTACAGAGTCCGAGTTTCCACTTTTTAGAAGATGTAGCGAACTTAGAATTTTGTTGTTCTGAAGCTCAAACTGGAATGTGCCAGTGTATTCGTTTTTATTATAGAGAGAATCCAAAATTATATTTCCTTTTTTCTTGGATATTTTACTTAATGGATCTATTGTCCATTTTATATACTGTTTTTTCAGATCCACGTGACAAGACATTGTCTATTCTTAATAATAAATATTTTATTTTATGAAATTTTTTTATTTACACTCGACGAAAACCGTAATTTATACTCTTTTTACCAAAATCAAGTTTTACCTTGTGTCTCATAGCCGATACGCGACCAGACTTTACGCGACCGGACGAAGACTTTACGCTACCAGACTTTACGCGACCAGACTTTACGCGACCAGACGAAGACTTTACGCGACCAGACTTTACGCGACCAGACTTTACGCGACCAGACTTTACGCTACCAGACTTTACGCTACCAGACTTTACGCTACCAGACTTTACGCTACCAGACTTTACGCGACGAGCCGATACATTTTTTAGGTTTTTCAGAGCAGCGTTAGCTACCATTTTTGATTTGTAATATTTGGCAGACGAAGGAACTTTCTTTCCGTTGTAAAATACCAGTTTTCCTTTTTTCCATAGAGATTTCTTTATTTCATATTTACCTCGTTTTTTGATTACAACCCACGCTCTGATAATCTTTGCATTTTCTACTTTCAGTGGCTTCTTACCAAACTTCATTTTCTTCAGCATTTTCAAGTTGTTGACTTTCTTACCAAACTTCATTTTCTTCAGCATTTTCAAGTTGTTGACTTTCTTACCAAACTTCATTTTCTTCAGCATTTTCAAGTTCTTGGCTTTCTTACCAAACTTCATTTTCTTCAGCATTTTCAAGTTCTTGGCTTTCTTACCAAACTTCATTTTCTTCAGCATTTTCAAGTTCTTGGCTTTCTTACCAAAAGCAGTTAAACGTCTTTTAATTTCTTCGGGTTTGTGATGTTTGACCCCTTTGACTTCTCTCACCCCGATAGACTTTTTACCCTTTGTCTTTTCAAGTTTTTTGTTTCTGGACGAAGCATAACGTAAAGCAGTATCTTTGTCTTCGTAACATTTAAAGTCACTAGGTATAAGAGTTCCATCAGCATAAGTTCTTTCTAGTCTACCGTGTTTGGATTTCTTAAAACATTCTTTTACATGCCATGTTTTGTCATGTTCATGTTGAACAAGAACCCAGAAAATAGATTCTTTCTTCAAACCAGAAGGGAGATTTCCAGTAGCGGAATCCATGTCATCGTAAACAGTGACGGTATCTCTTAATCTAACCCATTCATCTTTGGAAACTTCAACGTAGTTTCCTTTGAAACCTTTTTTCTTATGTACTTCTAGTATTCTAGGTGTTTGGTTTCTTTGTTTGAAAATAGCATAACCTTCTATCTTTTCATTTATCGAGTTTTTGTCTGTCATTATAATGTTAATATTTATTTTTTTTGCGTATTTTTAAAATTTTTAAAAATAATTTATATTATTAAATGTCTGTCGATCACAATCTCCCACTAGCAAGATCAGAATTCACTAATCACCTGTATCATTTCATGAATCCTTTGATTTTTGAGGGTTTCAATTCAATATATTCTGACGCACAAGAATTATGCGAAAAGAACAAAAAGAAAAACGAAACACTGAAATACTTTCAGATATTTCTAAAACAAATTCCTGGATGGAATGCTACAGTACTCGACAGAGAGACAGAACGAATAAAGAAGGAATGCCCGTTTATCATGAAGATAGTTACAGCTATTTTCACAAGTTATGTCAAAATTCTGTCATCGATAAGAATACGTGGAAAAAACTCAAACATCAAAATCAAAATTCCTATGTGTGATCTATTCATACATTCTGTGTATATTAACTCTGCAAAAGTTGTTTTCTACGAACCTAAACTTTTTAAGGATAATGTTGATCAACAAACAAGGTCAGACAATGCCAAACGCGTCAATTGTATTATCGAACGTGCAATCGATGAAACGATTTCTTCTCTTATACCAATTGAAAACATATTACAAGAATATATAGGTAACATATACGACGACGAGAAAGTTGAAAATGACATCGATAGCAAAGAAAGTGACAGTAACAGTGAAACTACTGAAGACAGTGAAACCGAATCGGAAAAGATTATAAGTTTCGGTAACAGGCTCTCCTCTCAACAGGATCCTTTTAATAATTCTAAAGAAATCAGATTAACAGGTGAGGGTGACATTGACAGCGAAACTACTGGCGACGTCGATAACGAAGAAGATGTTGATAGTACTGGCGACGTCGATAACGAAGAAGATGTTGATAGTACTGGCGACGTCGATAACGAAGAGGACGTTACTGGCGACGTTGATAGTGTCGATAAAGAGACACTGGCCGAAACAACTCAACAGAACCCTCCAGTTCTACACGTTCCACAGTACCCTCCAGTTACACACGTTCCACAGTACCCTCAAGTTCCACAGTACCTTCCTACTCCTCCTGCTCAACAGTACACTCCTACTCCTCCTGCGCAACAGTACCCTCCTGCTCCTCCTGCTCAACAGTACCCTCCTGCTCCTCCTGCTCAACAGTACCCTCCTGCTCAACCGTATATAACAGGACATAAAGCACGTCAACAGTATCCAAGGTTTTTCTGATCTAATACATATTTAAAAATTCGTTTTTTTTTCATTTTTTTAATTATTTGTATCTACTATAAAAATGATATTTGTTATCGTACTTTCTGTCTTGTCAGTGCTTATTTTGTATATGACAAGAAAGAAAATCGAATATAGTCTTCCAGCGACCATTATCGTATACCTTGTTTCTGTTTATTTTTACCTAAAAGGAAACATTAATACGGATGTATTGTTAGATGACCATAAGTTTTTTGATTAATATCATGCGTTAATTGGTGTAAAAAAAAATCAATGTACAAATCAGAATGGAGTTAAACTTGAAGAAATTTAATCCAAAATTAATGGAAAAAAGAAGAAGAGATCCAAATATTGGTCCTCCTACTATAGTAGTCATCGGTAAAAGAGGATGCGGTAAATCTCAGTTGGTTGCAGATCTACTTTATCATTTTCGTAAAGTTCCAACTGGTTTAATTATGTCTGGAACAGAAGCAGGGTGTGAATTTTTCGGTAAAATGTTTCCAGCCTCTTTTATATATGAAGACTATAATGCTGCTAAGGTATCTGAAATTCTGGAAGAACAACGGAAACTTACTAAGATGTCAAACGGTGATACAAAAAACATGGATAAAACTGCTTTGTTATTACTTGAGGATTGTATGTACGATAAAAAACAAATGAAAAGCAAAGATATCCGTGGTATATTCATGAACGGAAGACACTGGAAGGTGTTATTTATACTAACTATGCAGTATTGTATGGATATTCTTCCAGAATTACGATCAAACATAGATTATGTCTTTGTTCTAAGAGAACAATTTCAGAATATACGTAAGAGACTGTATGAGAATTTCTTTGGAATCATTCCTACATTTGAGGCATTTAATGAAATCATGGATGTTGTAACGGACAATTTTGGATGTTTAGTACTTGATAATACTTCTAGGAGTAATAAAATAGAAGATTGTGTTTTTTGGTATAAAGCAAAATACCCAATCAGAGAATGTAAAGTAGGGTCCAAAGAACTTTGGGAGTATCATAAAAAAAATTATAGGGAAAAAGGAAGCACTGATGTTACAACAGTCAAGAAAAAAAGTAATATTCATGTAAAGAAGATAAAGAACTGAAAGACAACTGCAGGTCAACTGAAAGACAACTGCAGGTCAACTGAAAGACAACTGAAAGACAACTGCAGGTCAACTGAAAGACAACTGAAAGACAACTGCAGGTCAACTGCAGGTCAACTGCAGGTCAACTGAAAGACAACTGAAAAAACAATGAATCATTTTTTTTTCAGAATTCTTTTTTAAAAATAAACTACACTTTAAACTACTTTTTTTTGGGATTGGTTGGTATTGGTTGGTATTGATTGGTATTGTTTTACTTTTTATGTTCTTTGATCAGCTTAACATTCTCGACGGCAACGTAAGAAGAAAGACCGAAAACCGAAAGGAAGAAAGCACCCATAAATGCATGCTTAGCCTTGTCGTTCATCGAGAAACTAGTCATAACATCCCTGAAATGACTAAAACTGGCCATTCCGGAAGGGTATAACATTAGAGCGACAAGTACAACTGTAACACTCATAAGGAATAACTGATTGTCCATTTTTATAATTAAAGAAAATAAAAAAAATTGCAATAATTAATTGCAATAATTAATTGCAATAATTAATTGCAATAATTAATTGCAATAATTAATTGCAATAATTTACATCAATTCTTCAATAACGTCTGAAGCTTTTGTTTGGTCTTTGTTTTCCTCTAACGTAAATGCTGGCAATTTCTGTTGATCAGTAAAAGGTGTCTTGTTAAGTGAAGAAAGTACCTCTTTGTTTCTGTTATATTGGTTTATATCAGGATTTTGCTTTAATTTTTCCTTTCGAGTATCGAAAACTTCTTTAGATCTGTATTTCTCTTTTTTGTGCTCCGAGATAAGTTCGTTTAGTTTATCGTCGTGGTATTCCTGATCCTCGATACAGTTTGGATCCGGTGGGACAACTGCCCAGCTATACATCTCTAGAATGTATATATCATAATACTTATTCTCCTCTAGTTTTCCTAGGCGTTTCAAATGTTCCTTCGCCGTTTTCTGACAAGGAAAAGCACCATGAATCTTCATTCCAAAAATATCTGTTTTCTGTGCACATGATTTACCCACGAATGAAACAAGAACCCATTCCTGATTAGGAACAGTGATTGTACTTTTTTCCAATTCTAATTCCTTATCGTGTTCACTCTCAAATTTGTCATCAGCTTTCTTGTGTGCGTCTTTTAGTTCAACATCGGAAAGAGCATCAACTGCATCAAAATGGGAAGGAGGAACATTTTGGCGTTTCATTTGTTAATTAATAGTTAGTAGTGTATTTCTTTAAATTGTTTTATACAGAAGGTTTGTAAACCCATCCTACTTCTTCTGTAATTGCTTTCCAAATTCTATCCTGCATGATGAGTTTCTCCCTTGATTTTAATAATTTAAATGATGGAAGAAATTCTAATGCTTCTGGTTCATTTTCCCCGATAATCCTAAGCATTTTATTGATCGTATAAGAATACGAAAGAAAATTAGTTCGATCTGGGCATTTGCTCTTATGCTTCTCGAAAGGTTCTTGTATGATATTAAACATAACTCTAAGCTTTTCTTCTAGCTCTTTTGACATCTTAGGTGGTTTCTTGCCTGTAAGTATACATATAATTCGATTTACGTTATCGTAATAAGAAGTAATGTTCAGTTTTTTCAGTATACTTTTTATCAAAGAAGCGTTCAAACCGTTTGTATTTGTAATTTGTCTCTTCTTCAGTTCTAGAATGATACTATCAACTATTGGTCTGGGAATATTCTTACTTTCTTTTGCCTGAAATCTTCTGATATGGTCTTCAAAGTGGTTGTGACGTTTATAAGAATATGGGGTAACAATTTCGACACGGTCTGTCCATTCTTCGTTAGTAGTGTCAGTATAATGTCTTGTAATTCCACATTCTTCACACACGATTATGGATTCTGAGTCATTTACTTTCATGTAGCTGTTACAGTTTTTACAAATAAAGTCTTCCTCTTTCTTGTTTCTATTGAACACACCCTGGCCTGTTTTTTCTAAATATTCATCCATGAGTGATCCTCTTGTTTGTACACCTTTGAAGCTTACAAAATTTGTTATATTATTGTTTTGGTACTTATCAGAATCTCTCGTTTTATAAGAATTTTCCGAGATTTTTAAAAGTATCTGATTTGCATCCAATAAATACTTTGATAACCCAGACTGTGATTCCATGTCTTCAATTTCTTTTAATAGTTCTTTTATCTCGTTATCCAGATCCATGTACAACGAAACCTGTTTCCAGTCATTCTTATCTATCTCGGATAAAGATTTTTTTTTCGTCGATAATAAAACCTTCTTTTCTGGTAAAGTTTTATAGTAATTCAAAAACTCATCAACTTTTTTGGAATGTAGTTCATTCACAGTTGAACGGTGTTCAGTTTCCTTTTTTTTAATTGGTTTACTAGATTTCATTGAATTTATGTAATAACTATTCTTTAACTTTATTTTATTTTTTAATTTGTATAATGAAATCCATTTACCAAAAAAAAGGATCACTTAGAGAAATTTTTTTCAGTGAATATAACATAAATTATCTTCAAATGAGAATTATAAATGAAACCAAAAAAATTACAGGATATACAATTGGAAAACAGAACGAGGATTCTCTTGTTATTATAATGAGTAATATATACGAATACGCTACAAGTGCTCCGAATAATATGGGATTGACAGACACTTTGTATAGACTCAACCAAGCTGTTTTACAGAAATGTGTAAGACAATGTGTGTCTGGTGTAAATATGTATATCCAATATACAAAAGACGCTTCGATGTTACCTGTTCCTCTAGCCCACCCTGTTAAACCTAGAATTGAGAAAATATTGTCGTAGGGTTTTTAAAAAAAAAACCAATGTACTAACTAATGAAAATAAACGTCAATACATTCAACAAAAACCTTTTGAAAATTCAAAATCCAATTAAAACAAAAATCGGATATAATGCGACCTTAAAATATGGAGACGAAGATTTTACTTTCCAAATGCCGATATGCAAAATCGTGGAAATCGATCACGATAAATATTATAAAATTCAAATTCCTTACAGAAATACTAAACATTATGAATTTATGAATAATGTTGAAGAGAAAGTAATAAATTTTGTATATGAAATGTCTCCTTTTATAAGTACTTTGGACAATGATATTTTAAATATTAAAATGAATCCAAAGACACTTATATTTGACACGAACAAGAATCAAATTACAAAATATGAATTAAACGTTGGGGATAAAATCATTTGCATTGTAGATACAAAAGGGATATGGATCGATGATGTATCGTGTACATTACGATGGAATTCACTTGAGATCATGAAAATGAAAAGTACTTAAGAAAATACATATATTTGTATTATAAGAAGCTACACTATTCACGATGAGTACCGAGAACATTCTTCTTACGAAAAACATTGAACCAAATCTAATTAAACTTGGGGATCAAAAGGGTAATTATATTAACGTATATTATCCAGATGAATCCGAGACAGAGTATGTTAAATTTAAGATCCAAACTCCAAAAATGAAAATCCCTTGGGTTCCAAAGGAAATGAAGAGTAAACAGGGTAGGGTATTTTCACTCAATTTTACTGTCTCTACTGATGAGATTGGTTCTGAAAAGAATAAATCGACAATTGAACTTTTTAGGAACAAGATTTATCAAATTGAATCGGTGATCAAAGATAAACTCCCTGATGAATTCAAACAGAAAACTTTCACTAGTTCTCTTTGGCAAGGAACTAATCTGGATTATAAACCTACTATGAAACTATCCATTCCTTGTTTTAAAGATAATATTCCATCTGTTATTGTTTATGCACAAGATGGATCTGAATTGAAGATTGAAGATGTAACTCAACGTAGTATTTGTACTTTTATTATTAGCATTCATAGTGTATGGAGCAATGTCGATAAAGTTGGATTGAATTGGAATATTGAACAGATCACTGTATGGGATAACAGAATGGCATTGAAAGTTAATACACCTAAGACTATTAAAATGAGAACTGAGTCAGATTAATTTACGCGTAAACGAATCGAAAAAAAAAAAAAATACAATTTTCAAATGAAGGTTTTAACTGTTGAAGAAGCTTCACTTGAAAATTTATCAATTAGTGTACCTGAAAAAATAAAAGACGTACTATACTTCAATATCAAATACGAGTCCGAGTTTTTTTATCTACAGACGTCTAAAATGTATACATCGGTTGAAGATAATAAAATTTATCTTATTTTCGACAATAAAAAATCAGGAGATCTTCTTAGAAGTTTTTATAATACTTTTAGGAACATAGAGAATAAAATTTGCGAATTGGTATCAAGTGGTTCAGAAACTTGGTTTTCAAAAAAAATGTCTGTGAACGATATTATAGGATTATTTAGAACTTCTTTGGTATTCCCACGAACACTAGATGATAAAATATCTTTGTGTTGTGATACGTCAAATGGTATAAACTTCGAAATATACAACCAGAAAAAGAAAAAGATCGATATAACAAAAATAAAACCGGACACAGAGGTAACTACATTATTGTTACCAAATGAGCTAGTGATAACAAGCACAAGTTGTTATATTATATGGGAAATTTCTCAAATGAAAGTATATCAGTGTTCCAAAAAAATTAAAGGGTATGGTATTCGAGAGGAACGTGACACTGAAACTTTAAAGGAAACCGATATTCCGAATGACACTCAAAAAAACACTGATACCCCCAAAGAAATTGAACAGGATACACCATCGAAACCAGGAGTAACTTTTAAGGAATATATACAAGACTCAGGTAGTACATCAGATAAAAAATTAAATGTCAAATTAATGAATGGGGATTCAGAATCGGAGTCTGATTCCGATTAAATTAATCGTGATTTTTTATTGTTTTTTTTTTATTTACGTAGATTATAAAACAAATATGGATCAAATGAATTCGACACAAAGAAATTTAGCTTGGGGTGTTATTGTTGTACTTGTAATCGTTCTTGTAGTACTTGTTGGAATGAGTATGAATAGTAATTTCTCCCGTAAAATCTTAGGACTATTTGAGAGTTTCGAGGATACAGGTAATTTTAAGGACAGATATCAACAAGCCTTAGTAGCATCTGTTCCTACTGATGAACAACTGAAGACAGTTTCGAATCAGAAAGAACGTGCCGAAGAACTCCACCATACACCTAAACTACTCACTGCATCGGAAGGTATGTTTCATGCTGCTACTGTAGATTTTGGAAGTGAAAGAGCAGAAAAGGCGGTTCCTTCTCCCGACGGCATGTTCGTTTCTACTTCGCTTCTTCCTAAACCGGACGTACAGACATGGAACGGTGTTGACACACATGCTCTTGCAGCACAAGATTTCTTAGTACCTGGACAACAGTTCGGAACAGACACGGTTGCTAGTTCTAACAAAAACTCTAGCTACGATCTAAGAGAAACAATCCCTATCGAGATGAAAGTCGTCAGCCCGTGGCTACAATCTTCGATCACTCCAACTCTTTACAGAAGAGGAATCGCCTAAAAAATTTATAAATAAAAAAACACTTTGGAAACAACCGTAAGAAAAAAAATGTGCGGTAAAAAATGTCAACTGATTCTTTATCTGGCAACAGTGTTTCTAAAGACTGTCTTGTAAGAGGAAAATATCCTTGTATTTGTATGGGAAAAAGAAAATGTAAAAAAGAAGCCTACTGGAAATGGAAATTTACAGACTTTTGTGACAGACATCTTCCTTTTCAGGCTAGGATAATGTTCCTGTATAATGAATGGGAATATTCTAATACAGAATCTGATTCAGAATCCGATGATAAATCAGATTCTAAACCCGATTCAAATAATCATGAGTTAGAAGGCGATGTTGTCTCCTATTCAGACTATATTTCACAGTTTGGTCTCGACTTGGAATCTGGTTTTAAAACGGTGAACTAAATTATCGAGGCTAAATTGATAAGCCTCATTAAATCTATTTAAAAAAAGAAAGTAATTATAAAAAACAATGAGTGAGGAATTTAAAAACGACGTTCACGAATGGGATCGTATTAATAATCTCATTCGACAATATGAAGAAAATCTAAAGAGTCTTCGTGAAGAAAAGAAAAAAATTCAGGAATCAGCGATCGAGTATATGAGAAATAACGAAATTGATATTCTCAATATGGAAGATGGGAAGATTATATGTAAAAAAAGTAAAGTGAAAGTGAATTCTCTTACTAAGAAAAATTTAATTGATAAACTCCGGGAATTTTTCATCGTTAAAGAAAGATTTGATCCAGGTATTGCTCAAATGAAGGCTAATCTTATATCAGAATACATAGATACTCTTTCCGAATACAAGGAGTCTTATACTTTGTCAAGAACAAAGAAATCGTCTGCAAAATCAACTGTTTAAACAATAATTGAACTTTCAAGTGTAAATTGAACGTTCAATAATTGTAATCACTATAAGCTTTAGTCAAGCTTCACAATTTTTTTTTTTCAAGCGGTATTCGTCAAGCCATTGTTCAGATGCTTCATAAATACGAAAATACTTGCTATTTACACGTAATAAAAAGGTTAGGTGGAAAATGTGTTTTTTTTGTTTTAATTCGAGTACGCTAGACCACCCATTCCACTCATGATACGCAGAACGTTGTAGTTGACAGCGAAAACCGATAGGTGACCGCTGGATGTCGAGCTGAAGCAGTTGGGGTTTCCGGTCTGGCTGGGGTCCGAAAGCTTGTATATCAGCTGGGCGTTGTCAATACGCGACATATTGACAGTGCCCGACGGCTGGTGCTCCTCGGGGCGTAGGCCAAACGAATATACATAGATGTGCTTGCTGGGGATTCTGGTGTGGCATTTGTAGGGTTCAACCAGACGGAAATACGTAGCGGGTCTCATCGAGAAACGATCGTGGCCGTTGAGCTGAATATTGGCAGCCTGACGACCAGTGGATAGGATATCACCCGAGTAAGGGGCATTCTCCGTTTTACCAGCAGCGGCTGTGCTGAAATTGAACCAGTCATTAGTATCGAACGAGCCACCGTTGGGGGCAACAGCTGTCTGCTGAAGCACCCATACGATTTCCTTTACGGGGTGATTGAAGTTCATTCTATAGTTAAGCTGGGGGCCGCCCGTCTTGAGCGAGATCGACTCATTACCGGTATTCTGGAGCTGATCAATCAGGTACTCGTGCGACTCCTGAGCGAATCTTCGGCGCTCCTCTGTGTCGAGGTAAACATAGTCGACGAAAAGCTGAGCATGCGTGAACTTGATAGCCGATTGACCAGCGGCGGTAAGGCTCGAACGCGAAGCCTGGTCAGCAGTGACACGGGTATCACCATCGAAAAGAACTAGGCACTCGCTACGGGGTCTGAACTCCATATTGATCTTGACTTCGTGGAACTGAAGGGCGATAAGGGGAATCGAGAGACCAGGGTTACGGTTGAACCAGAACTGAAGGGGAACATAGTAAGTGTGAGCACCCGACGAATGCTCTACAAGGTTAGAGCTGGCAACGTCGCCAATCATCTCGCTATAGCCATCCGCCTTCTCAGCTGTCTGAGTGAGTTCATTCCAGATCTCGAGCCACACACCATAGTGCTTGTCAATGGGCTGGCCGCCAATCTCTACCTGAACGGACTTAATCATAGCGTGACCAATCGACTCACAATATCCAAGTCCAGCGTTAGCAATAGGAGCACCCGACGTTACAACATGAGCAGCAGCGCTGAGAGCCGGAAGTTCCACCTGAAGGAACATCTGGTTAATAAGATCACCATTTCTCGAAATAGTGCATGTTACACGCTTGCCGAAATCAGCCTCGCCCGAAAAGATCTGTTCGATGCTCTCCACGGCAAAGTTCGTGCAACGCCTGTACACTACCTTCCAGTACGTGATTTGAGGATTGCCTGTAAGATATATATCTTGCGCACCATAAGCAACTAGCTGCATTAATCCACCACCCATTTTTTACTGTATTGATAAAAAATATAAAAAAGTTGAGAAAATAACGAATTAAATTAATTAATTTGGAAAATTCATATAATTGTTTGAACATTCTAGAATCTCTAAGGATTTTGGAATTTTTGGAAGAAACGTTAATCTATTATAAGAACATATTAAAATTCTTAGATTCTCAGGTAACTGAGGAAGAATGATCATTTTACAATTTGAACAGTTTAATTCTTCCAAACTTTCTGGTAGAATTGGCAGTGTCATTAAATTTGTGCTATAACACCTTAAGATAACTAAATTAGAAGGTAAATTACTTAAATAAGGTATTTTTGATACAGAACAATTAAGGTATCTAAGATTCCGAGGATAAACTATATTTCTCTTTATTCTCAAGCATGTAAGAGTTTCTGGAAGAGTTTCTGGAAGAGTTTCTGGAAGAGTTTCTGGAAGAGTTTCTGGAAGAGTTTCTGTAAGAGTTTCTGGGATATTGCAGTGTATTTCGTTCGTACAAATGAGCATTTGTAAATTTGTAAACGATTGCAAATTTACATGATGATCGATCTCCATTTTTTTAATTAAATCGTGGTTGAAAAAACTAAGAGAACGGTAGTTAAATATGAAATTGTCGCCGATGAATTCAAGGATTCTTAACTGAACGTTCGAAGGAATTCTTAACTGAACGTTCGAAGGAATTCTTAACTGAACGTTCGAAGGAATTCTTAACTGAACGTTCGAAGAAATCTTTAGAGTATCCATGTTACTATATGTTTTTTTTAAATTCAAATTTATTATTACCTATTTTTTTAATTTCCCAACCTTCTTCTAATTTTTGATAAATAAATAAAAGCCTTAGTAGAAAATGTAAGTTTGGAACGACATCTGGGGGGTCATCCATTTATGATACATGATATAATTATATATTACTAAAATCCGCATTGTGTTTCACAAACAATTTCGATCGATGTTTCCAAAAAAGAAATTTTCGGAATCATCTTTATTCTTAAAATATGCTCCCCGTTGCATGATATTGTTAGAACCAATTGTATTCGTTAGAATCGCATCTGTAATGTTTGTATTTTCTAATATACAGTCTGTTAAATTTGATTCACGCAGGTCTACTCCAAGAAAACTAGCATTTCTCAAGTCCGCGCCTCGAAGATTGACGCCCCGCATAGATGCCTCGTCGAGAATCGAATCTCTGAGATCAGCGTTCGAAAGGTCGGCTCCATCCAACACGACTCCTCTGAGATCTGCTTTTCGGAGATCAGCAAATCGAAGATCAGCGTACATCATATCAGAATCACACACCTGAGCCGAATACATACTTACACCTATACAATTACAATTTACCATATCCGATTGCAGTAAATTCGCCCATGATAAATTACTATAATCAAGTATGGCGTTTGATAATTTAGCTCCCCTAAGATCGGCTAGTACCAGATTAACATTTCGAAGATCCTTTCCTTCAAAATTTGCATTCCTGAGATACATTAACCCTTTTTGTAGATGGTGTTTCATTCTAGAATATTAATTTTTGGGGAAAAAAATGGGGAATACCCGTCGTTAAAGAATCTATAGTAAATAGCTATCACAATAGCTAGAATTGCAAATAAAAAAATCCACCATTTGTAATTCATATTTTTAAATTTACAAAGGTATCCTTCAGAACAGTTTGTTTTTTCAAGTGGATCGTTTTTTTTTGGAGACAGATTCTTATTCAAGAAATAATCGTTAATAAGTGTATATAGATCTTCGTGTGTGTTGTGTATTTTTGAAAGTAAATTTGTATAGCTAATAATACAAGAAACTTTATCTTTAAGTGGAGATAACATCATACAATTAACAGTTTCTGAATCCTCTAACTGCGAACACATATTCACAATTGTTTCAAAAAACTCGTAAACTCCCCAGTTTTTTTGATGAGCAATTCCTTGATCGAATATAAATAAAAACAAATTACCTTCTTTTTCTCCGGATTTATTAATAGTAGAAAGTATTTCTTCGTTATTATCAGATAGAAATTTAATATAATTGTCCAGAAACTCATAATGTGTTTCAGCAAGAAAAGGTTCTTTGGTTAAAAGTTTGAAAAGGTTTTCACAGTTAGATAATAGCTCTGAAGAGCTATTTGATTCTTGTACAGCGGTATTATAAACAGCTAAAGGGATAGTTTCCACTTGGGTTGTTCCCAAAACCATCGTATAATGAATAAATAAATTTAAAATCAACTGTTTACGCGAAGATTTTATTCTGATATTGCCTTGATGTCCTGTATCCAAAGATCAGTTGGAGTTTTCGATACAAGATCTTTCAGATTTTTTTCTTCTTTATTAAAATCCAACTCAAGTTCTTTCATTTTTTCTTCGGTGAAAGATGAAATTTTCATAGATAGCAAATATTCATAATCATTATCAACTGTTGGAAATTTTAAAGTCTGTAACTGTAAAATAATTTGAGATTTTGGTATTCTAAAAACCTTTATGGTATCTTCTATGATTCCTTTTATAAATTTCAGTTTTGCATTAATCTCCAGTAGATTCTTTTCATACAATTCTTTCAAGTGATTGTACCTAATAATGTACAACTTCTTCCTCTGTTTGAAAAAGGAGTAAATAATTTCTTCGGGACCTGACACCGATATAAGTCTATTCTTGTGATCAAACACAGTCATATTGCTAGACTTGATCGTTGTAACTAACCCAAGTTCTTGTTCGACCGAATTATCTTTTATCATTTTATCTATTTGTATGGCAGACATGATAAGTGTGAAATCAATAGTGATTTCTGATGAATTATTTCTGAAATTATCAATTTTTCCAGCCTCGATGTATTTTTCCAAAAGTTCTTTGTAGTTTTCCGTCCACATTCCTATAGGAAGCTCAGATACTCGAATTTCTGTTCTTGTAACTCTCTTCCAAACTCCAAAAGAGTTAAAGTTTCCACCGTGTTCTTTTTGAAAGATAGAACCCTTAAAGTTCTTATACCAAGGAATCATTTTTGGTATATCGTATTCTTCATCGTCTATGAGATTCAAAAGGATGTCTATAATAGTAGACGGGTTGTAACATGGAATGTCCGTACTATATCCAGTACCGATACCAGAAGTTCCGTTTACAAGTAACATAGGTATAACTGGCCAATAATACTCTGGTTCGATATTATACCCGTCCTCATTTAGGTACACAAGTAATGGATCGTCTTCCTTCATAAATATTTTTCGTGTCAAGGGATTTAATTGTGTAGACACATAACGAGGACTAGCAGCGTCTGCTCCACCTTTCAATCTTGTACCGAGCTGACCAGACGGGTTCAAAAGATTTATGTTGTTGGATCCAACAAAATCATGATTCATTGCAATGATTGTCTCATTTAAACTTTTATCACCATGATGATAAGCAGTATGTTCTCCGATATAGCCTCTTATTTGATCAACTTTTATTTCATCTTTGATATTTTTCTTCAAACACCCATATAATACTTTTCTCTGTGATGGTTTCAAACCATCCATTATATTTGGAATCGATCTTATACAATCGGCAATACTAAAGAGAACGAATTCTTCATTAAAGAATTGGTTCAGAGAAACTTTTCTTAGTTTGTTGTCGAGGAATAGTTTCTTTCCGGTAGAATCCTGGATCCATTTCTTTCTATCATCAGGCCTATCTTTATTAAATGCAAGATCGATCGCTTCTATGTCTTCTGAAGTTTCTGCTGTAAAATATACCTGTTTTGAAGTTAAACCATCGAAACATTCTCTAGCCTCCTTTGCACTTGAAGTTCCCAATCCTTTGTAATATTTTACTTTCCATCCATTGTTTGTCTGTTTCCATGTTTCATATTCTGGAATATTGTAGAATATCTTCTGGGATGATCCCTTTGTGCATTTAACAATAGGTGTTTGCAAGCATGTTATAAAATCATCGTCTGTTATCAACAGAGGCCAGAAATGATGAAAGAAATTTATCAATAGACCCTTTATATGAGCACCATCCAAATCTTGATCGGTCAAGAGAAGAATTTTTCCATATCGCATGTCTTTCTTCATATCTTCCAGTGTCTTGTATGTCTTTCCATGTTGAAGACCTAGAATTGCCTTGAGATTGATGATCTCTTCATTTGATGATAATTGTTTCACAGTTGCGTGTCTTACATTCAATAATTTCCCCTTCAGAGGGAAAATACCAAACATATCCCTTCCAATTTTTCCAATTCCAGAAACAGCAAATGTCTTTGCACTATCTCCCTCTGTAAGAATGAGAGTGCATTCAGTTGAACGCTTTCCTCCGGCACAGTTTGCATCGTCCAATTTTGGAACATTCACTTTTAGTCTCTTTTTTCCGTCTGTAGCTGTCAATGCTTTGTTACTTTTTGCCTGAGCGATAGCTAGAATGTTTTTATCAATCCCTAGTTTAATGATATGTTTTATTTCTTCTTCTGTGATATCGCACCTAGAACCAAAATCTTGTACTCTTGATGTTAGTTCTTCTTTAGATTGACTGTTAAAATCTGGATTTTCAATAAGAGCGATCACGAAAATGAGCAGATTATCCTTGACATAATTTGGCTTAATCTCAATGTCTTTGTGTTTGGCTGACAGTTGATCAACAACTTTCTTGATGACAGGGCGAATTACATGCTCAACATGCGTTCCTCCCTTCAAAGTCGCGAGGCCATTCACGAAAGACACTTGAGTAAATTTATCAAATGGATTCAGAAGAAAAGCAACTTTCCACCTGGGGCGTTCAATAATAATTTTCTTGGTTTGTGTGTCTGGAATGTATAGATTTATATAACTGTCAAAACTCTTGATACCACATTTTACTCCATTGAATGTAAAATTCACTGTTTTTTCTGTGCAAGCACATAGATCTAAAGTTCTTTTTTCAAATACACTTATCATTTGTTGGTTGATTTTTTTCATTTCAAATCTTGATAAATCTGGATAAAATGTTATTTTAGTTCCATCTTTTTTCTGAGTAGATTTTATCGATGGAGGATTTATTACTCTGAGATTGTTTTCATATACTTGCTTGTACTCTTTTCCGGAACTCACAGTCTCGACAATAAACTTCAAAGAAAAAGCGGCAACGATCTTGGAACCATATCCATTTTTTCCACCTTTTAGTTTTTTCTCACTCTTGTCATAATTTGTACTGGTTTTGAAATTAGCAAATATTAGCTCTGGAATGTATACACCATACTTAGGGTGTTTTTCAATTGGAATACCAGGTCCATTGTTATAAATGGAAATATATTCTTCGGTGACAATAATGTCGATCTTTGTGGTTTCCTTATTCTCCCTAGACTGGTCACAGCTGTTCGTAGCTATCTCGTCGAAGAGTTTCAGAAAAGCAGGAACATACTCGATATTTTTTTCGGAAATTCCAACTGTTTCCGAAGAAGAAACCTTCTTTTCCGAAGAAGAATCCTTCTTTTCCGAAGAAGAATCCTTCTTTTCCGAAGAAGAATCCTTCTTATCAAGAAGCCAAAGAGAATCGATTGTCTTTTGAATCGATCCTACATACATACCAGGGCATGTCAAGACATGTTCAGCATCTGTCAATTTCTGATACTTCTTGGCTAAATCAGTTGATCCCATTGGTGTTTTTTCCATTTTATTTAATGGATTATTTTTTTATATAGTATAATTATAATGAAATCGAAAACACAACACTTGACACGTTACCGTAGAATGCTTTTTGGAACAAATGGCTCTGATCGTACGATTATGAGCAATATTAGTGATACTTCTAGCTCTAGTAACTCAAACGATACAATTGGTTCTGTTAGTTACCTATATCCAATAAATATAGAAGGTATTTACGACGATACTAAATGTGATATGGTAATCATTAGACACAAGAAAAAAGAAATGATGGAAGATTTTTCTTTCTTTACAAGAGAACTGGGTATTTGTAATGACAAAATGGTGTCGTTTTCGAACTCGATCGCTGATTTAAATCTAATTAATTTGAATGCTACTGCACAACAACGAGTATCAATTCAAAGAGAAAAAAAAGAAATCAGATCGCTTAGAAATGAAATGAGAATAGTTATACAAAAGTTAAAAGATACTCTTGTTCAGCTTAAATGTGATTTGGTTATTATTTCTGAACACGAACAAGCGTGTATTTTGAAAGAGAGACTTCGCGTGCATTCGGAAATAAAAAATGTGACTATGCCGCGATCTAGAACACAATTTGGTAAAAGACACAGTTATAATTTTTACTAGTGTGTAAACTTAAATTTTATGAATTTTTTTTACACTGTTGAAATGATTTTGATTCAAAAGTGTAAAAAAAAGAACTTTTTATATATCGGTTTCTATTCCGCTATCTTCGTCATCTGTATCAATAGCTGTTTCAATTACTTCAGCTGTCACTATGTGTATCTTTTTGTATTTCCAGATATACACAAGTAATCGAAAACAAACCCAATTCTGACATATGAAATATATAAACAAAACTGTGTTGTTTTTACACACTGTATCCCTCCAGTAAATACAAAAATTGGATGTATCATCCGGTGAGCAATTTCCTTCTTCTAGGCATACTTCTTCACGTATAATAAACCTATAGAAAAATTTATTATATTCGTTTACTAGAGTATAAAGTATAACATAAGCTGTAATTATTTTATCAATTTTCCACATTGTACTATATACACGAAAGACTCTTTCTTTATACTGTTTTTTCAAGAAGCTCTTCAGGTATCCCACCTTCTATCGAAAAAGATGTATCATTTTCAACCGTATTTGGAAAAATCCAAGATATTTTCTCCTGTTCGTTTATTTTTGTTCCAAATTCTGGAATAGTTCCAAGTGATTTATTTTCTTTCTTGGAAACGAATAGGATATTTTTTATTATAAATTCGTTATCTTGTAAAACAACATTCGCTCTAACGTCGGTTGATACGTTTCTCTTAACATTGTAAATTGTGAACTTTGCTTTGTACAACAATTTATTTTGAGGAATTTTATCCACTGTATTGTCTCTGTATACTTTTAATTTCGGATACATTATAACAATTTGTTCTTGTAAACCATTCGAAATTGTATCTTTTAAGAAATCCATTACTTTTTCATCATCTGTTAAATATATTTCAACTGGATTCACCATAGTGTTTGCAACTTTAGATTTCAGTTTATCGAAAAGTTTTTCCAGATTATCCAGGTATAAATTATTTTTTGGTATTCTTTCTTCTTTGTTTTGGAAATGCGATTTTTCGCATTCTTCAGGCTCTATTGGTTGTTCTATGTTTTTTACATTTTGTTTTGAAATGTATTTTTTTATGAGCCAGTAAACCATAGCTGTCGTAAGAAGGATAACCATAAGAACAATCAGAATTTGCATCTTTAATACTTCTAATTATTTTATTTTACATTTGTTTTAAATTGACATTTAAAAGATTGTTTTAAATTGACATTTAAAAGATTGTTTTAAATTGACATTTAAAAGATTGTTTTAAATTGACATTTAAAAGATTGTTTTAAATTGACATTTAAAAGATTGTTTTAAATTGACATTTAAAAGATTGTTTTAAATTGACATTTAAAAGATTGTTTTAAATTGACATTTAAAAGATTGTCGCTTAAATTAAATCAAAAAAATGTTTTTATACTTTACAAATGTCTAGTAGATATATACTTTTCTATTCGAGACAATGTGTATATTCAAAGAAAATAATAGGTATTTTGAACGAATACCCTGTTCTAAATGAATTTTTCGATAAAATAGCGATAGAGGATGTACAGAATTATCCAAAGAAACTAAAAGAAGTTCCAGCTATTGGTATTAGTAATCAACATATATTACAAGGACAAGAAGCATTCGACTGGTTAGCAGAAAAAGTAAAAGATAGTTTCTCGTCTGGACCAGAATTTGAGAAAAAGGGAAATCTACATTACACTTCACTTGAAAACTATATGCCAGAAATGAAAAAAAACATGGCTTCTTTTCAAGACGGGGCTTCTTTTCAAATCGAGGCTTCTCGTGACTCACATTCAACCCAAAGCGGCCCTTCTAAACAATTGGTGAGTAAAAAAGAACAAGAATTTAATTCCGAATTGGAGAGATTTACGAAAGAAAGAATGGAGTCTCTTCCTGTTAGAGGTCCTCCTCCGCAAGTACCTAATTTTTCATTACCGAACAGATAATAACGTGTACGTCGTAAAGATGCTTTTTATTATATTTATTAGATTCAAAAAAACATGGAAACAGTTAAAAAAGATAATATTCAAAAATCAATTAAAAAGAAAAAAAGTAAATGTTACACTTGCTTTCCAGAGAGAAAAGTTCTAAAACATATAATAAAGGAAATAGACGACATGACTTTTCACCACGATATGCACAATAGAAATATGATAATTGTTACACCAAAAAAACATTATAACACTCTAAAAGATTTTCTAGATACCGAACTCATTTCTTTCTTCAGGAATATAGATGAGTTCTGTGCTCACTGGAATCTAAACGACTATTCTCTCAGTTTTAATCATGGTGAATGGCAAACACATGATCATTTCCACGCTAAAATAAAAATATTAGAAAAAACAGCTAATAGAATGAGAGGGGATCATTTTAGATTGTACAAATTGATAAAAACTTACGAGAATCCAGTATAATTTATCATAAAAGCGTGTTCTATATTCTTTTCTTTATCATACAACAACAACTGAAATGACCAGCATTTTATTGGGTAAGACTAAATCACAGTTGGTATTTTAATCGAGTTTATTGTTGAGTTCCATTGCGCGCCCACTTTTCTTCAAAAAATTGTTTAAGTTATATTATATATGAATAATATATTCACCCTAGCTCAACAACTGGCAAATGATATTCCGGAGAGTGAAAAAAAGAAATTACAGGGTATGGATCTTAATAATATGATTCAGCATGTTACTAAAAACGTGATGACAATGATGAACGACCCTGAAAAATTTAATTCTGGTATACTATATTCAAATACAACTGGAAATAATATGAAAGTTTCTTTTCAAAATAATGAAAATGATAAAATCGCTTCAACAAAGAAGAAAAATAAAGATCTTCATTTCAGTATCAATGTTAAATTAGAAGAACTTTATAAAGGAAAGAAAAAAAACATTTCCGTGAAAAGAAAGAGGGTTAGACAAATAAATGAAAAGAACGGAAAAATCAAAGAAGAAATTTACATAGAGAAAAAAACCATAACTATTCCTATTGCACCTGGAACGGTTGACCAGCAAATGTTACGGTTTGTAGGAGAGGGTGATCAAACTCCAGGACACGCTCCTGGTGATATTCTTATTACAATCAATGAAGTATCTCACGATGTATTCGAAAGGGATTCTGATAATTTGTATATTATAAAAGACATATCATTCTCAGATTCATTTGGATGGGAATACAATATAAAACATTTAGATGGTCATATTATCAATATAAAATCCAATACAGATGATATCTTATACTTAAATAACGGAATAAGAAAATTAGAAGGAGAAGGAATGCCTAATCAAGACAACCCAAACAAGTTTGGTGACCTATTTGTGAGATTTAATTTAGTGTTACCAGAGAAAATCGATAATAAACACAGACATAAAATCAAGGATATTTTTCCAACTTTAGAAGATTATTGTATTCCAAACGAGGAAGTAAAAGAAGACGTGAAAGTTGTGAAAAAAATTCTACAAAATGTATCGGAGTCTGAAATAAATAATATGGTATATAATTCTGAGGATGATTCTGAGGATGATTCTGAGGATGAGTCTGAGGATGATTCTGAGGATGATTCTGAGGATGATTCTGAGGATGATTCTAAGGATGATTCTAAGGATGATTCTAAGGATGATTCTGAGGATGATTCTGAGGATGATTCTGAGGATGATTCTGAGGATGATTCTGAGGATGATTCTGAGGATGATTCTGAGGA